CCAGAATTTGTAAATTGTATTGTATTTGAAGTTGTGTTCCCAGTATCACACACCTGTGCAAGAGTTCCAGTATATGTTGAGAACACATCTGTTATACTGACAATCCTTCCGATAGAGTCAACTTGGATGACTGGATTTTTACCACCTTGCCCATAAGTCCCAGCAGTGGTTGCGCCAGTTATATTCGAAAGGTACCCACCGTACCCAATATATGCACTTGCCTCAATGTTACTCGTCGTTATTATGGAACTTGTCCCAATGTCGGTGAAATAAGTTTTATTACCAACACTGAGTAATTGAGTTGATGATGTATTGCCTATACCGACACCGTCGACACCCGTAAATATTTGACCTTGTTTAAAAATTTCACCAGTCCCATCATCGTAGCTAAGTACAGAACCTAAAATCAGGGTACTATCATTTCGAACGGGTCTGACTGTGAACGAGTTAGGTTCATATGGTGCAAAAGAACCACCTGTCGCGTTTAGTATTATGCTGTTATCTGGTATGAGATCTCCAAGACCTGACGAGTAACCTATCGCTATGGAATAGTTTCCACTCTGAGTCTCTGCAGCCCTATACCCGATTGCGATCGAGCCGATAGCCTGGCTATTGAGACCGGCACTCGTACCAATTGCCACAGACTGGCAACCCTGGCTATTCTGACCAGCGTTTGTACCCAAAGATACAGATTCTGCAGCTTGGTTAAACTGACCGGCTTGAGCTCCGATTGAAACGGCTGAATATCCTTGGCTAGACTGCCCAGCAAACTGCCCAATGGCAACCGTCTGTGACCCCTGTGACGCATAGCCAGAGTATGCACCTATAGCAATTGCACCAACTTGTTGCAAGTTTGATGCTGCGAGGTACCCTATAGCGATCGCGTTTGCCGACTGAATGTTGGCGCCGGCACCGGACCCTATGGCAATAGCCAAGACACCTTGGGAGTTTTTACCCGCCTCTTGGCCTACAGCGACTGCACCAGCCTTCTGGATATAGTTACCAGCCATGAAGCCAACAGCAACCGAACCAGAAGCCTGTGTTGTCCTACCAGCCATGAACCCCATCGCAACCGCCCCGGTGTTTTGCGAAATCTGTCCAGCAGAAGGCCCCACTGAAATCGCATTGGTACCCTGGACCGAAGTTCCTGCAAAGTATCCTATAGCTATCGAGTTTGCATACTGACCATCCTGCCCAGCTCTGTGCCCCACTGAAACCGCTCCTGTATTTTGTCCAAGTTGCCCGCTTGCTTCGCCTATCGCAATCGCAAAAGACCCCTGTGACATCTGACCGCTCAGGGCCCCGATTGTGACAGATGAGACCCCTTGCCTCGACTGCCCCGCTCGAGAACCTATGGAGACTGCGTTTGCCGACTGTGAAGTCTGACCCGCCACAAACCCGAGCGATACTGCATTCTTTCCCTGGGATGTCTGCCCCGCGTTGAACCCGACTGCGACTGACCCGTCTTGCTGCGTCGACTGCCCAGCCTTGTTACCTATGGCGACAGTGTTTGCAGACTGTCCGGAGTACCCTGCGTATTCACCCACTGAGACGGAATACGAACCCTGTGTAAACTCGCCAGCTCTCGCACCGATTGCCACAGACGCGTATCCCTGTGTCATTTCTCCTGCGAGATGACCTATGGAGACTGCGTTTCCGCTCTGATACGAAGCCCCAGCTCTGTAACCCACTGACACTGTGTTTGCAAATTGGGTATAAGTACCGGCCTCGTAACCAATTGCAACGGACTGGGCTCCCGATGCACCTGCCAGGACACCGAGGGATGTTGATTGGTATCCTGCACCAGTTGTTCCGATCTGTAAACGGTCCGCAGAGTCACCGGAAATCGTAATCGGTCCATCGAAACTGAGAGAGACGCCAGAACCTATAAAAACCCTGGAAGCGTCTGTGTCAACCCCCAGAAAGGTTCTGTAATTCGAATACACTTGAAACTTGTATTCAGGATTTTCGATACCCACACCTACGAATACCTTGTCATTGTCTCCACCAGGGCCCAAGGAAATCACATTACCTGTCGAAGAAGTGTTGCACAGAAGCATGGTCACTTGCGCGTCAGAGTCTCCTTTATCGGTTGTCGCAGCCTTGGTCGGGTCTCTGGTCGCGAGGGTCAATATACCACCACCGGTCGTGGCTCCGAGAGCCTCTGATTGCTTGACGCTCATCTTTCCGATGGCGTGCATGTTTGTAGCACTCGCGGAATCGCCAACGGAAACAAAGCTAAAGTTTGCCACATCGGTCCCGTACCCATTTGATGCATCGTTTGAAACGAGCCAGACATTTGCCTTGTTTGTACTGCCGTAAATCCTGAGTACCCCAGCTGTAGAAAGAGGGCGTATGTTGAAAGACCCTGATGCAAACTGAATCTCTGGGTCATTTCTACCGAATACCAAATTGGAATTTAGGAGAACATTTGAAGAAGTGACATTCATGATGTTGAGAACATTCACATTTGTATTGAAATCCAGGAATTCCTTCTGAGAGGTTACTGTGTTTGAAGTAAAGATTGGTATAATGTTTGTTCTTCCACCGACTTCGACACCTTCGAAAAACAGACGACCGTCGCTGAGATACTGAAAACCCTGGCCAGACTGATAGTTTGTAGTTGCCAGTTGTCTGAGGGCCAAGTTGGAACCAACCGTGACTTTGGGTCCATCTGCAAAGGGGACTATGAGATTTGTAGACATGACGGCAAAGTTGTTGGTTCCTGTGTTAATCTGCGTTCCATTGAAATAGAGAGAACCACTGTTAGCACTCAAAGTGAAATTCCCTGGTACGATATCTGTCGTGGACGAATCGGAAAATTCTATGAGCCGGAGTGATTGCGAGTCGCCACGACTAGCCATCTATTAATCTAATTACCGAATAAAATTCCACCCAAACCATTCTGAATTTTTAGGACGTTGTAGTTGACTGCATAAACGACACCGTTTGTAACATCCGTGGTGGTTGTCGTACCCTGGTTATCTGTGGTTAGAATATTTGATACAACATTTTTCAGTATCAGTTTGGCATTGTCCAATCTGCTAAAGTTGCAAGTCCCAGTGGGTCTATAACTGGTGGAATTGAGACAAAAGTTGTACATATAGAGTAGTGTTATCGATGGCTGCTGTGGAAGGGTCGGGGACCGGTTCCATGATATGACTGCGTTATCTGTGTGATAAAATGACTGAACGACATGAAAGTACATAGGAGACATGTGTTCGAAAACGGTTGAACCATTTATCTGAAGTTCGGCCTCGTCAAATGTAAATGTGTTCCCAGTCTTGGGTGTTCTCCTGTAACTATTTTCTAGCCCAAAAAATATAGTTTTTACCGGATGGTTTATCATACTAAGATCGATATTGTTCACCAATTCAGTCTTCACCGGAACTTCATACCTCTGAACCTGTGAAATGATAATCTCCATACTCTTGGAAGTCATGGTTTCTCTTTCGCGAGTATCGAGGTACACATAGTTTGCATAGGGTGTCACATCAGGACAGCCTTCTATGGAGGGTCCCCAGGTCACCCGGATTTCGACATCGTGATACTGGAGGGCGACAAGAGGAATGAAGGAGTGAAGGTCGCAGAAGAAGAAGTGAAAAGGTAAAAAGTTTTTACAAGAGTCTGTCCACTTGTTGTTGATGATGGTGGACTTGGAATAGGTCTCGGCCAAATACGGCTGCCAGGCTTCTGATAGAAACTCAAAAGTCTGAGAGTCAATCTTCTGACCTCCTACATAAAGATCGAAAGTTGTCCCACTCAAATAGTCAGTCAAGTTTGTACCCTCGAGCCACATATAGTTGACGAGATCACCCCAACTCTTCAAAAAGATACTAGATGTTCCATTATTTTTAGGGATTTGACCAGTTAATTCCAACCTCTTTGAAGCCTGTGAAAAGTTTGTGTGACGAACATAAACCAGATTGAAGAGTGACTCTTTTCCGTCGTTATTTATGAGATACATGTCCTGAGCACCCTTTGAAACAAGTTCAATTACTGCACCAGACATTATTACTTATAATATACATTTTCCTGTGAACGGATTTACTTCGTTCGAGTCCGCACCCGCATCGGGTTCGTCATTCACAATTTTAAAACCACCTTGATTATAAACCTTTCTCCTCTTTGCATACATTGCATACAACATTGACCACTGATCAACAATGTCATAAATATGGGGGTTGTTCTTCTTTCCATCAGTCTCTCTCATGACACGACCTATCGACTGTTTTATGTCAGACTTTGGGGTTGAAAGAATAATAGTATCCAAACTTGGTATATCAAGACCTTCATGAGCTTGACTAAAAGTTCCAAAAATTATCCTCTTTTTACTAGAGGCCTCTAGGTCAGCCTCCTTCATACCACCCATGTAGAGACCTGATATGTCTGGGAAAAAACTTTGTAAATTCTGACAATGAAGTCGTCTGTCTGACAAGACTAAAAGTTGTCGATTGGTCTTCATAATTTTTTTAATAGTTTTTATAATCATCTCATTTCTCTCTTGATTTTCAACAAGTTCAGTAATCATGTTGACGAGTGAGAGCTTTCCGAAACGGGTCGTTGGTGGGGGTTCTCTAAAAGCTCGACAGTCAAACTGTATAGGTATGACTTCAACCTGCTTCTGGTTTTCTCTTTCTATACTGAAGAACACCGGACCCATGAACCATGTGAGAACCTTTGTGAGTCCATCCTTTCTGTCGGGTGTCGCAGAGAGGCCATAGATGTGCTTGGGGCACATCTTGAAGAGGGACTGTGAGAAAACCCGGGCGCATATATGATGGGCCTCGTCAACAAAGACTGTTCCGACGCTCTCAAACTGTTCAAAAGTGTACTCCTTCATGGAGAGGGATTGAAGCATGGCAATGACAAAGTCGCATTCAATCTCAATCTTATCCTGTTGAACGATACCTATCGTGGCACCTGGGCAAAACTGCTGGATCCTCTCGCGCCATTGGTTCGCCAGAAACTCCTTGTGAACTATAATCATCGTTCGGTATCCAAGTTTGCACGCAATGGCAAGAGCAACCGTCGTCTTCCCGTACCCACATGGGAGAGAAAGGATTCCGTGACCAGCCTTGAGGGCTTTTGCGAGGGCTTCATTCTGGCTCGTGGCATCCCGCAGGGTCCCCTTGAAGGTCAGAGAAACCTTATGAGGTTCGGGTCTCTTGTCTTGCGTCGGTGGCCCGCATTTCTCTAGACCATAGAAGAGGGGAACACAGAGACCGGACTTGGAAGGCTTGAAGACTTTGAACGCGGGTGGTGGGAACCCAAACTCGTTATTCACAATCGGACGCACCGTGAGTTCTTTTTTAATCTCCTGGGTGTCCTCGCTTATATAGCCAGACCGAGTCACAGTACCCATTTATTACTTAAAGCATTATAACTTTATGTAGTAAATGTCAAATCTTTCCGTTTCTGAAAATATTAAAATTCTTGAGGAAAACATTAAAAAGTTGTTGG